CCAACGGTTACCTCCGTCGTTTCATTGAGTTTATTTTCTGCAAAGACGACGTTGGGCTGGCCCTGCAGATCTACGATTCTTGTTTCAACATGGACCTGCAAGTGGCCGACGCCGTGAAGAGCACGGGGTGGACGAACGCCAGTGGCACCGGCATCACGACAGTTCTCAACACCTTCGTGTTTGCTCTCCGAGAGCTTCTCACGATCATGCTCGCGATGGTTTTCAAGTCCATCGAGGACGCAGGCGGTATCTGGTGCGATTTCAGCAAGTGCCAGGGGCACATGTGCAAAGACGGCACGTTCCCCGAAATCACCCATGCGACCTTTCTCGAGCACGTCCGTATCATTCAGAAGAAGTGGGACCTCCAAAAGCACGTGAATACCCAAAATTTTCTCTCTCCGGGTAAGGCTAAGATCGCCAAAGAAAACGTGCTTCTTGTTGACATCTGCTTCGCCCTGATCGGACCGAAGTACGGAGACGATGGTCTCGACCCGGCTACGCCGTTTGTGTCGGACTTTATCTACGAGGGCGCGATGCTGTACGTCGATCGCGCCGACGGCTTCGAGCGCAAGCTCGAGGGCATGTGGTCAGTGCTCAATGAGGAACGCTGCGAATTCTTGTCGCGCGTTTATCCCTCAATCACCACGAGCCTGTGCTGCTATGCAAACGTCATAAAAGCCCTCAACAAGTTGTCAGTCGCCGTGAACCGTGACAAAGACCGGTATTTCCTCAAGCTTCAGGGATACTGGTCCACAGATCGGAAAACCCCGATCCTCGGTCCGTACATGACGGCTATCGCCAACCTCTACAAGTTTGATCTGGGAGCGCTCGACCGCGACGCTTTGCTCGCGAAACTCTACGACGCCGACCGCGACACCTACTGGAAGGTCGCGGCAGGTCCCCACCCGTACGATGCCGGCTCGGAGGAGTTGATGTACCAAGTCATTGCTAGCGACTTTGGTCTGTCCTCCGTCGAGCTGCACGAGTACGATGAGAAGTTGGCCTCGATGTCCACCTGGAACGGAATCAAGACGATGATGCTCCCGTGGACACTCGAGCAAGAAAAGCTGATGACTCTCGGAGACCCCCTTGGACTCCACCTTGTCGCCGAAACACCCGAAGGTGTGGCCCGTGTGCCGCCCATCGACGGAGGCGACGTTCGGATGGAGGCCTTTGGACCACCCCCCCCAGCCCTTGCTGGTTCCGTTTCTGCTGAGCGCGCGAAAGCTCTGCAGGAGATTTTCGCGACCGACAGCCCCGATGGTCGCGGATGCCGGAACAAGTAAGTGGGGGGG